GGTTGTTCTACCAGACGTTGTTCTATTTGTAAATCTACCTGTCCAGTTTGTTTGCCATTCATTCCATACTGTTCCAAAACTATTTGTGCCTGCTGTTAATGCAGTCATAGTATCAAATAAATTTTCATCATTAACTATTAGGTCAGGTCTTCTATCAATATCTTTCCACTCGTCTGTATCTGGTGTTAATGCAATTTCACCTTGATATTGAAATACTAAAAAAGGATTACAGTTTACTGATTTAGTAGCAAACTCATTTTCAACCATAACTGAATGTGTATAAGGCAATGTAATTAAATCACCTGTCTTTTGATAACCTTGACCACTTCTTAAACTATCTGTATTAACAGTAGAGCTCTCAATTAATTTAACCTGGTCTGCAAAACATTTAGGTCTTAATTCACCTTCTTCCATATCAATCGCTGCTTTATATTCAGGCGATCTTACATCACCTACATTATGACCTTTAAAACTATCTACTATTATACCATTTTTAAATCTATCTAAACCTGTACTTGCGTCTTGTATTTGTGTATTAATCGCTTGTTGTTCTAGTAGAGAGAGTTGAGTATAATACTCTACATTTTTAATTCTTGTTTCAAGATTACCTATATCTCTCATAGTAAATCTTCTATTATCAATAGGTGTTATTACTACATCATCCGTTGAAAAAGTAAATGCTGGTAATTTTAAATAATATAATATCATTGTGTCATCAATACTATCTGGTCTTTGAGGATCAATTGCACTTGTTCCTTTTAGTTGTTCAAACTGACCATCTTTTGATAATACAATACCGTCTATTCTAGATAGATGAAATTCAAAGTCACTTGTTAAATCACTACCAGGTTTTGGCATGTCAACAGCTGATGAACCTGCGTTAACAAAATTCTTCGCACCTGTAGCGTCTTTGTTATTGAAACCTACGACCTCACTATCGTCTGAAACTCTAGGTCTAAAATCAACACACTCTCTTAATTCTAATCTACCTTTTGATGGACTATCAAATGCAGGTATGTCTGCATAATCAACAGCACCTGAATAACTATCTACTGAAAAGTAATCACCCGCACCATGTGAGAAATGTGAAAATGTAATTAACAATCTACCAGTTGGTGTTTGAGAACCAGGTTTTCTGACGATAGAACCTATATCATAGAAACTGTCTCTTTGTCCATTATCTAATGTAAATCTATCTGTAATATCTGTATCACTTGTTGTTGCGTCTGTACTAAAATCTGCGGCCATGTGAACACTAGTCAAGGCAAATATATCTGCCTTACCTAAACCTATTCTACTCTCTTGTGATAATGCTTGTGTAGAAGTTGTGGCAGTTGTTCCTGTTTGTAGTGTTTTTGTTTTTTCACCTGCAACACTTCTTGTTATAGTTGCGACTACTTTAACTTTTGCTGTTCTAAAGTTAGCACCTAAATCTATTTGTAACTGTCTACCTGATGGAGTACCAGTCAATGTAAATATAGCTGCACCTTCATGGTTATTACCTGATAGTGAAACAAGATCACCTACAGCACCTGAGACAGTACCTGCCGTCATTATCTGTAAAGTAAAGTCTGCTTCAGAATGACTATCAAAAGTTTCATTCGCACCTGCATTAAGAGTTGCGACACCATTTGAGTCTAATGTTTCTACAAAGGTTCTTCTAACTTTGTGGTTAGTATCAGTAATACCAGAATTATCAGTTGTCTTTAATGTCTTAATAACATCTGCTGGTAATTTATATACTAGTGAGTTTTGGTCAACATTATTTAATCTTACTCGTCTTCTTACGATTGGTGAAGCAGTTGTAACATCAGCAGAACCTGTTGCTGTTGCAATCGTTAATGCTGTGTCACTTGTTATTGCTGATACTACAGCAGTAAGTGTTTCACCTGTGTTATCTGTAAACTGAATTAAGTCACCTGTGATTAACTCACTTGTAAATTTTGTATTTTGACCAACAGCAGTTGTATCACTATTACCAAAAGTAATTGTACCAGATAATAATTTAAAACTATCATCTTTAGTATCAACAGCACTTGTTGATAAAACTGTGTCTGCTGTAAATACTGGACTACCTGCTTGAGATACTTGTTTTACATCAGCAATTGTATATGCTTGAACACCATTTCTGTCAGTTGCATTTGCTTTGACAGTTGCAGTATTACCAGTTTCGTTTGTGACTGTTTCACCTGCAACAAATGTACCTTTTACATTTGATAAAATATATAAACCTGCAGCGACAGAGGTTGCTTCAATAATACCTGTTGCACCTGAAGTGCCACCAGTTAATGTTTCACCTGCTTGTAATGTAAATGCACCAGTTGTAACAACATGTGTAAACATGTCAATATTAAATAAACCTAATTTATATACAGAGGTTGTATTACCTGAAGTTGCACCAGCAGTTCCTGATGAGTATTCAAAGAACCTAGGTTTTGCTCTACCAATTGTGTGTAAGTCAGTTGATGAACCTACATTGGCAGTGCCTCTACTTGCTGTTGCTTCTTTTAATAAAGTTACTTCTCTAAATGCTTCAGTCTCACCTGATACTGTTCCTAGATCAGGTTGACCATGAATATTTGTAACATCAATAGATGAACCAATATTTAATCTTGTTGTTGAATTATTTACAGTATCAAAGTCTCTTGCTTTTTGTATCGTTAAAAATTTTGTTGAAGTAGTTTCTAATTCATAACCTTTAACATATGCTTTACCTGGTGATAAGCCAAGAGCTAATCTTGCTTCAGATTCCGTTGCTGTAAATTCACCAGCTTCATACTTGTCACTACTATCAGCAGAATACACACCACGATTTGATCCATCATTTTTATGTTCTCTTATATCTAAATCAAAAGGACGAATTACATAATCACCACTTTCATCTGCTGTTCTTCTAGCAAGTGTTTCTTCTAAAATATTATAATCTGTTTTCTTTACTATTCTTTCAACATCACCGTCTTTAACTCTTAATATCTCTACAAAGTTTTCGTCATCTGTGGCAGTTAAAGTTTTCTTCGCAAGTGTTAATGCGATTTTAAATCTGTGTGCCCCAGGTGCGTTTACGTTTGATGTGCCTTGTGCGTTGTCATTTAATGATGTATCACCTTCAGGTGTTATAAAACTTTCTGTTACTGTAAAACCAACTCTAAAAGATGGTGTGTTCGAATATGCGTCAAGAATTAAAGTTTCCTCACTATTTTTTACAAAGAAACCATTTATGAAATATACACCTTCTTCTATTTTTGCAGCACTTGCCTTACCAGTTGCGTTTGAGTCTGTAGGTAAAGATGTACCTGATGTGCCAACAACAGCAGTAAATGCCGTGCCTTCAGCAGTTGTACCAGAAAGTGTTTCACCCTCTGTAAAAACGGATGATGTATTATTAGTTCCTGTTTTTGTGTAAGTTATATAAAGTGTTGCAGCTGCAGTTGAACTTGCTTCAGTTGTATTTGTAACCTCTGCAACAACACCTGATGTCTGACCAGTAAGTGTTGTGCCTGAAATTGAGGCAGCAGTTGAAGTAGTATGACTTGCTAACTTAACATATTCATAATCTGTATTAAGATTAACTTGACCAGGTATAACCATTGCACCATCTTTGAAGACGTGCTCACCAAATCTCTCTACTTGGTTTTGTAGTATAGTTTGAAGTTGTGTTAACTCTCTACCTTGAACTGAAAAAGAAGGTCTGAATAATACTCTATGAAAATTCTTACTTTCTGAAAAGTCATCATAGTATGGAGAGACGTTAAAGTTTGTTGCCATTTATCACCTCTAAAATTCTACGATCAGCTTAACATTCTCCGTTTGATCTGCTGCTCTTGATATTGGTTTTCTATTTTCAATATACAAGATATCACCAGTATCGTGTGTTAATTCAGGTGTAGTATCATGTGAACTAGGAGTACCTGTTGCACTTGATGTAGCACCTGTAACTGTATGTGTACTTGCGAATGCTGTTAAGTTACCATCACTATCAACACCTTGATCTGCAAATTGTGGTTGTACATATCTTAATACTTTTGTGGTAGAATTAAAATCTACAACGAAACCTACAGCGCCAGTTGTTGCTTGTGTAATTTTTTCGTCTGCTTGAAATGAACCTGGTGTACCACTAAATGTTATTGATTTAGTTGCGTCTAGTGTTGAGGCAGTTGCAGTTGAACCAGTTGTGCTATCAGTTGGGTTTCTCAATAAGGCAATTCTTCTAAAATCGTTACCTGTACTAAAGTCACCTGAACCATCTGCTTGTGTTAAATCAACATTT